CTTCTAGCATATAATAATATTTTTATCATAGTATTTAAAGTATCTTGAATACACCATAGAGCTTTATAAGATGGCAATAAAACATCATTAATAAGGGCAATAATTTTTAATGCTTTTGCTCGCGACCCCCCTATATTTAATTTGAATTTATTCATTAAAAAATCATAATCTATTACAAAAAAAGTATCAGCAAGCAAATATCTTTTAAACCCATTTATTCCAATTTCTTCCATAATTCTGTCTCTCGTTTCATCTTCTCTTTGCTCTACAAAATGTCTCATAATGGTTTTAATAAAGTCTAACGCTTCAGTATATTCCATATGATGTTTAGCGTTATAGATTTGACTAAATAAGTCTGGTTCCCATATGTCTTTATACATTAATCCATAGTTGTATCTATGACGTAATGTTGAATGTGGGTCTCGTGATGGTCTAGGTTTTGCCCTGTTTATTGGATTAATTAAAATAGGAGGTTGTCTTAATGCCATACTATAATATAATGTTATAATAAACTTTTTTACAAAAAAATATTTAGATTATTACTACTTATGGTAAATCAGGAATACTAATTCTAAAATAAGGTCTATCGTTATCAAACACAGTATTTTGTGGAGCAACAGCTCGGATTAAACCTCTACCATATAAAGTGTCAATTTTGCTATCTATATATAACATATCAGCATTTATGGCATCTAATAGTTCTCTTACAACGCTAATTCTATAAGTGGCTAAATATTCAAGCATCCTGTTTAATTCTAAAATATAATATGTTAATACGTCATATACATGAACATTCGTTACTTCAGGAATATTGAGCGGTTCATCTTCAGGTTCTTCTTGATAATAATTATCATGCGCAAAATCCCATAATTCATTTTTATATTTTTGCTTTCCTACTTCAGTATGATGCCATACATCTCTAAAGCGTTCAAGTTCTCCTTTCATATTAGGTTCGTAGTGTTCAATAGGAAAATGTCTAATGTTAGGATAAGGGCGCGGATCTGGTTGTCGCCCACTAAGAGTGTTATAATAATTAATCATTATTTTTGTAGTGTGCTTTATTGCCCAATATGCTTTATACGCATTTATAAGAGGGTCAAAAATTATATTTTTGATTTTTTTAGTTATAAACGCATTATAGGATTTAAATTTTTTTGTTTTACTAGCATTAACACTTGCAACGCCTTTAGTATAGTTAGAAGTTCCACTATAACTTCCACGAGTTGTTAATTTTTGCCCAGTTAGCTCTAAAGCATTACTCAAAAAATCAAAATCTATTATAAAAAATTTTCGCGTAGTCAATACTTGTTGTAGTTCATAATCAGGTATACGCGACAAAATATAGTCATTATTTCTTCGTTTTTTAGTAATTTTTAAAAAATTGGCAAATAATGTTTGCAAAAAGTGCTTAGGGTATTCTTGAAGTTCGGCATCTTTTTTTAAACTATATATGCTATCTACTAAGTCTGTTTCTCTAAGCGTACCCATTACTTTTACTAATGGATAATTATATTCATAACCTCTAGGTGTATCTTGTTGAAATGGATAATTATAACGGGGTAATGGTGTTATTTGAAATAATTGTTTTGGTTCTTGTGCCAATTCTTTTAACGCCAATTCTTTTTGTGTTATAACATCTTCAACACTTTGTCTAGGTAAATTGGAAAATATATTTTTTAATGTGGATAGTTTTTGCTGATTACTAAGGCTGCCTAATTTTTGTTTAAGCAAAAAAGGAACTATGTCTCCTTTTCCTTTAGCTTTTGCATTTTTTCTTTTTCTTGTTAAGTGTTTCTTTTTTAAAGGCATAGCTATATATTATAATACTATAATATTATAAGATAAAACTCTATAAAACTAAAAAGATTTGGCGCGTTTTAGAGTTGTGTTTTTTGATTTTTTATGTGGACTACTACCATTGCGTGTTTTAGTAAGATATTTTGAGCTATTTTCTAAAATTCGAATGTAAAATTTTGCGTTTGCTTGGCCAACTATGCTTGGGTCAGGCTCAACCAAATAAGTATTTAATTTGTCTAATCTCTTATTTAACTCTTTTATTACACTATTATTTAGCATTATTTTGTAGCTACGTAATTTTGATAGCATTTTATTTAATTCTTTAATATAAATTTTTAATACATTTATTGGATTATTTGGAGGCCAATAATAGCGTTCATAACTGGCTTCTAATAATCTACTGGCTACTTCTTGTGGATACTTAGGCACATTAGGGTGACTTTTTCTATAGGCCTCTATTTTTTGTAATATATTTTCAATAACAATAATTCTTGAATAAGTTGGAATTACTTCTAGCCTAAAAAATTTACCTAATTCCGAATTTTTAGGTTGAATATGACGTACGCCTTTTCCTTTCAATTTTTTAGCATTTATTTCCCATTTTTTCACTAAATATTTATAATCTTTAATAAAATAATTTGGATTATATAAATTTAGAACATGCATTTTAAAATTTGGTTCAGACATAGACAAACGCACATCTGAACGATTTAAAACAAAATCAAACATAAATGATTGTGATTGATAATCGGGTAATGTTTTTGGTTGAAATATTGATTTAACATACTCAATTTCATAAGCTCTGTCTTCTGGTTCTTGTTCTAGTGTTTTTTTCATTGAATAAATTAGTTCAACTACATTATTTGATAATGCTGTTCCTGAAGGTAATGGTTCTACTAATGGATGATTAAAAGCATACATTCGGGGAGCTTTTGGGACACCATTTTTTACTAATCTATTAATTATTGCGTCTTGGTTCATTTTTGTGCTTTTAGTTTTATTACTTGTTCTAAATGAGTATTTTTTATCCAATTCAAGTAACTTTGGATGCTTTATTTGTTCCAGTTCTTCTTTTGTATAAAATTCTTCTTTAGATGTGGAAGCCATATTATTATAACAATATATAATTTTTAAAATAATGCCTTTATATTTTCATTATTTTCTTTTACATCACAATTATAAACATATTTTACATAACATCGCAAAGTCATAGCCACATCAATGAGAGAATTATGTAAATCTTGAGGTAAAGGATCGTTGGGAAACAATAACACATATAATTCACTTAGTTTTGGCATTTTATTGTAAACTTGGTTTGTTTTACTTAATCTCTCTAACTTACAAAAATCACTTGTATTTTTCATAGTACAAAACTCTGACTTATGTATTTTTTCATTATTTATAAATTGTGTAAAATATTGTTTAATATTATGTCTAAAACATTCTACAAAAATTAAGCGTTTATCAAATGAAATATTATGCCCTACAACAATATCGCACTTTTTCAAACATTCATTAAACTCTTTTAGTGCAGGCACAATATTTATACCTTGCACATTCAAAATCTCTCTACTAATATTATGAATGTTATAACTTTCTTGCGTAATAATAACAGATTCATCTATCTTAATATAATTATTTTTAACTACTGAACTATTATTGGAGAGATCATATAAAATATAGCTGAGTTGGACAATATATGGCCACTTTAATTTATCATAAATAGATGCATCCTTTTCAGGTAATCCAGTAGTTTCAGTATCAAATACTAATACTTTCATAATAATAATATAATAATAAGTTACTATTATCTTTTTTAATATTTTTAAATATTATCAATTTTAAAAATTTTTAATTTATAATATTATATTTGAGAGATTATAACACTGTAATTGTTTCATTAGCGTCGCGGTTCCATATAACATGTGAACCAATATATTTTCTTATAGGATTTCTACCATGCTCCACATAAATTACTTTATCTACACTATCATAATCATCATATTTATAATACACTTCTAATTCTGCATAATTATTACCATTACTTAATGGAGCGTTTGAAACCTTGATACGCATCATAAATATATAATCACACACATATACGTTATATACGTTATTACTGTTGTCAGAAAAATTATTACTAGACATTAGACGCTATAATATATATTTATTATAATAAATATAAAAACAAAATTATAATGCTATATATATATATAGAAATGCAAATCTTCGTAAAAACACTTACCGGAAAAACAATTACATTAGAAGTAGAACCATCTGATTCTATTGACAATATTAAAGCAAAAATTCAAGACAAAGAAGGTATTCCACCAGATCAACAACGACTAATTTTTGCTGGAAAGCAACTTGAAGATGGGCGAACATTAAGCGATTATAATATTCAAAAAGAAAGCACACTTCATCTTGTATTGCGTTTACGAGGGGGGATTTAAAAATTATCAAATTTATTTATGCGTATATTTTCTTGCGTTTTTTATTTTTTTATATTTTTATAAAAAAATAAAAATATAAAAAATAAGTAATTTAGGATTTTTATGAATAAAATATTTCTATATTTATATGGAACCCAAAGTGAAATTAAATACAGGTAAACTGACCGCAGGTAGTATAGTTTCGTTCAACTATAAAGGTGAACAAAAAACAGGCATTGTGTATGCTACTAACTCAACACATGATGTATATATAGTGAAACACATTAGTAATGATAATAATAAGCAAGGTATGATAGGTACAATTCAGTTAGCAGGCAAAGATATTATAGATACAAAGTCTCTCATAGAAAAAGAAACTTTACAAAATGATAGTGATGTATATTATTTTTTACAAAAACTAAATAACTTAACATCATCAATAAAGACATCAAGAAGAAAATCACCGTCAAATAGAACATCAAGTAAATCGCCAATAAGAAGAGCATCAAGTAAATCACCACCAAGAATGACACAAAGAATATTACCATCACTAAAGACACCACAAGAAATGATATCAGCAAGATATGGTGGTAATCGTAAAACAAGACGCAATCGTCGCCATAAAAAATAAAAATTTAATTTAGCAAAACTGTTATAAAAATATAAAAAGTTTTATATTTTTATATATTTATATTTATATATTAATAATGCTTGGTAGATTAGTAGACACAAGAAGGGCAAGAGTTGATCCTAATGCTACAAGAAGTCTCGAGAAAGAATGCTCCCAACAGTTAAGAAGTATAAGAAGTAAGTTACGCGAATTTAATTCAACTTTGAAAAAAATTCATTTTAATGTTGGCACATTACCACGTTTGCACGATATAAATATGCTAGCAAATTTGTATGATGTTCTAAATGTTCAAACAACAGCATTACTAGACGATATGCAATTAGAAGAAGCTCGTATTAATTCTTTAATGCCCAGAGGTAATGTTGCCAGTGGTAGACGCCGCAAAGCAACTCGTCGTCGTCGTAAAAACTGAGAATTATTTTTAACCTAATTTTATAAAAAATACTTTAATAATTTTTATAAACTATTAATCCGAATTATTTTGTAAAATCTGCTTTTAATATTATTGCCTCAAGTGCTTTAAATTCATTAAAATTTTTATTTATATTGTCATTTAATTTTAAAACATCAATAACATATACCCCTATTAACTTTAATTTATTAGTTATTTGATTTGCTGGCATAGTGAATTCAATAGATAATTCAACAGGTAGTTCATTAACATTAATATGATATCCAAATTGCGGATGCATACACGCTTTAGTTTCACATTCCTTATCATCTTTAGGATTATCTGTTTCAATAGATTTTGATAAATATTTATATGGAATTGCTTGTAATGTTTGATATATATTTAAGTAATAATGACTTCTAGCATGAGATTTTAA